AAGCCTGGCGTATCAGAGACTTCCTGTTGACTAAGGAAAGTCTTGGTGAGGCAAAGGGTAGATACATCAGACCAGGCGAGTTGTTCTTTCACATTCCATACACAGAAGCGGAGTTGATTATACTATGACAGATAACGTAAACCAACCTCCTCACTATGGTCAGGGTAACATTGAATGTATTGATTACATCAAAGACATCTTGACAGATGAGGAACTTATCGGTTATTATCGGGGCAACGTTGCGAAGTACCTACATCGTTGGCGTTACAAAAATGGTCTAGAGGATTTGAAGAAAGCAAGATGGTACCTAGAAGCACTAATACAGCATCAAAGCAAAAGATGAAACCGTTTAACGAAGGATACCAATCCTTCCTCAAAGGTGACTTGGGTAATCCCTACCAAGTTAATACAAAAGATAATAGGGATTGGGAGATGGGTTTTAACAAAGCCTATTTCAAAAACAAGGAGCTGGTAATTGAAAGAGAGCTTAGAGAAAGAAGCAAAAAAGTTTACTCAGCAAAAGCGTAAAGCTCCTACAACAAAAAGCCTGACTGCAAGGATATACTTGGCGGGTCAGGCTTTAAGTGGTCTATTGGCAGGGGCTAGGTCGAGTAACAATATGCAAGATATAAAGCGGCAAGCATATGATTGGGCAGATTATATGTTAGATGATGATACATAAAAAGAGGGGGGCTTGATGCCCCCTTTTATTTTACTCAACTCTTTTTTGAAGCCTTGATAAATCTCTGAGTGATTGTTCAGTGCTTAAGTACTGTTGCAGAATAAATAGTTCTTCTTGTTCTAACCCCTCTAACTCATCCAGATTTAATTCTTTCCTGGCTTTTTGTATATCTTCCTTAGAATATTTAGATGTTATGTCGTACTGTAAAGATATAACTTCTTCAGGTCCAGAGTACTGCATCCTTAGAAATGTCTTAGCTAAATCTTTTGACTTCTTTACTACATCATTATTCCAATGATCTAATTTTTCTTGCGGTGTAAGTTTGTCCCACCAGTCACTTTCTAATAACAAACTGGACTCTGCTTCTATAATATCAAACAAAATTCCATTAAGTTTGTTTGCAGCTTCTGGGGCTTGGTCTCTTATCTTTGCAGCAGTATTTAAATCAAACTCTTTTAGACCCATACTATTCATTACACGTTGTGTATCAGTAAGTCTAATAACCCTAGCACCCAATACTTTCGTAGACTGTATATCAGCAGTACCACCTGCAGCAGTCTCTCTTGGTTCTGCTAAGGGTTCCCCTGTAAATAGCGGTATGATATTGTCTATATAACGAAAGGCATTGTTTACCAGTTTGTTATTTTGTGCTCTATCTATAGGTGCTGCATCTTCACCTCTTGCAATCCCAGCTAAAACATTAAGTGGTTCTAAAGGTCTAATTAAGGGGTTAGCATACTGAGTTGCAAGTGTGTTAGTAACTATTTCTACAGCTTTAACTACGTCCCTTCTTTCAGGATCAGCCATAAATTTAATAGCCTCTAATGTATCACGCTGTGTCTTATCTAAGTTTCTAAGTAATCCTGACAATCCAAAGTCTTGAGTAAACTGACCAAAAGCTTTCATTGCTTGTTGGTGATCACCCATCATAGTTAATGCCAGTATTCTTGCCGCACCTTTATAGGCAGACACAGGAAAGTCGTACTGTTGACTTACTGTTTCTCCTGTCAAAGGGTCTGTAAAAGGTACCATTCTATCCTGACCTGCGTACATAGGCAGACCTTGCTTTATGTTTTCTACCTCTTGTAAAGCTAAAGTATAGACAACGCCAGCACTAACTAAAGACCTTGAGATAGCCTCTTCATAAGACATGTTGTCATAGAAACCTGCTCTCTTTAAGATAATGTTTACACCTGGAGTATTCTTACCTAGAAAACCTACAGTGTTATTAAAAAATCTACCGAAAGGCACTGCCATACCAAGGCCAGGTACATTTCTTGCATCTTCTAGCATACCAGCTACTAGTCCAATACCATCTTTAGTCTTATAAGTCTTAGAAAAGATGGCTTCGATAGTATCATCAACAGCACTAGCTTCAATAGCTCTGTATTCTTTAGAAGCTATGAACTGTTTAAGCGACATGTCCCCAATATTCTCTGAACGATAGAAATCATTCCAACCTTTACCCGTAGCAATCCTAAGTTTTTTATCCATCTGAAATAAAAACTCTTGTGACTTGGTGAATGCGTCTTGTGCTTGAACCAAAGTTAATTTTTGAACAAGGTCAATCTTATCGTCGATAGCTAACCCTATAAGTTTTTGATCCGCACTAAACTTACCGTCAGTCAGTAGTTTATTGGTACCTTCTATACCGCCTGGAAGTACGCTGTTTAGTTTTTCTAATGCTTCTGAGTTTCTTTGTAGTGCAGACTCAAAGGCAGTGTAAGTCATATCAGGGTCTAATAAAAATTTAACCCTTTGAGCATTTGCCTCTATCAATGCTCTAGCTATTCTTTGTGAGTTAGCACCAGCTTCCATATCACCAATAAGCTTTTGAAGGGTACCTTTACCAGCGTATATTAAAGATACACCTACATCAGACACACTTTGTAGTGCAGTGTTTGCACCCCAACCAATAACATTTAAAGCACTAGTAGATGGGTGAGCTACTAACATTCTGATCAATCTATTCTGTGTTTTTGCAGCACCTTCCGTAAACTTACTAGCTTCTTTAGGTTTCTTTTTATCACTCTTTACAAAGCCACCATCTATAGCAGAGTCGTACAAGTCCTTAAGTTCTTTGTCTGTAATAGACATACCTAACTGTTTAGCTGACCTACCTGCTGCACCTAGTGTACTACCTGCCTCTGATAATTTATAAGCAAAGATATCACCAATATCACGGCCAGTAACTTTTGATCTAGGTATAATCTTACCGTCATCACCTCTAACTTTAATCTTATTACCAGTTGCTTTTTCTATGGCACGAAGCAAACCTTGAGCTTCCTTATCACTCACTTCAGATATTAAGTCTGACATCCAGTTACTAAATTTATCACCTTCAAATCTTTTAGACCAAACAAATCCACGTTCGTATGCAACCTGAGTCATACCTTTTAGTATAACATTACCCTCTTCGTCAGCATAACCAAATAGTAGATTTTGTACAAACTCCGAACCAAAGTCTTTACTATCTTTTGATAGGGTAGCACCACCTTCGATTTTTGTTTTCCAATCCCTGCCTATCTTAACCTTATCTTGCTTCATATAAGCTGCAATAGTTTGAGATACCTCAGAAAGAAATCCCTTTGCTTCAGGTTCTGGAAGTAATGCAGTAGGTATTGCAGTATCTGACACACCTCTCCTTGCAATTAAAGCAGCTTGACCTGTACCAAGAATAATACCTCCAAGTGCAGCAATGCCTACTGATGCCCAGCTAATATCTTCTTTTGCTTCTACATCAACCAAACCTTCTTGATAGATGTACTCCATACCTGCCCCAACTACACTATCGACAGCAGTTACGGCTAATATTTCTGTAATAGCAGCTTTTGTAGCTAACCTCTGAGCTGCACTTTTACCTAACACGTTTTGTGCATATGCATTTACTTTGGCTTTACTTGCAGTACGAGCAGTTTTTAATCCGTCAGTAAATACTTTAGCTCCAACTTTTTTAGCTGCTTCTTTAGTACCTTCTTTTTTCATAGCTTCCAGTGCGGCTCTTTGTGCTGCACTAGTTCCAACACGAAGTGATCCATTAGCAACAGCTTTACCAAACAAACCACCTATAAGGTTTACTGGATCAAAGATTACACTCCTACCAAAGTCCATTATACCTTCAGCTTTTTCAGCTACAGATGTCTCACGACTAAAAATACCAGCCATATTTTCATACAACTGGTATGCCTTAGCAGCACGAACCTTTTTGTCTGCATCATCTTTTATGTCGTTGATGTAATCCATTTCAGACAAACCCCTTACGGAGTTTCCTGAGACTACACCTCTACGATTGTTTAAAAAACTATCTACAACAGAGTCCCTAGATTTATCTATTAAAGATTCATCTCCATATCTATCACGCATATAACCTTCGACAATAGAGTATGCATAATCATTCTCTACTAGATCGTCCTGAGTATAAGTTCCAGCTTCAGGTAACGCAGGTTCTAATGAAGGACTTAGCTTTACGTTTGCAAAAGGGTCTTCTTCATTTATAGCTAAGGTTACATTTGCAAATGGGTCATTGCTCATTGTTTTGGATTTCCATCGGAATCGTGTAGAACATCTACACCATCAATGTTAATAATTTTATCACCTGGTTCTGCCCCTAGATTTTGTAAGGTAGGGCTGGCAGCAATATCTTCAGCGGTTAATACACGGCCTGTATTGACATCAGGTACAGCTTGTAGTGATCTAGGTAAGAAATAGTTTTTCTCCCAACCTCTAAAAGCTTCAGGGTGGACTTCTAAATAGTCTTCTTTAAATGTTTCAGGGGTTAGATATTCTTCCATAAGTATTTCTCTACCGATATTTATAGAGTCTTTATTACCACTCTCAATCATATCAATAGCACCCTGTATTTTTCTTACTTGTGGATTCCCTTGATCGTAGTTTTCAGTTTTAACAAACTGTTTAGCATTTCTTAATAAGTTGCCATTAACAATGTCTAACTGTCTTTCAAAAAGTTCTTGCTGAGTTTTAGGCACGATATTAGCTTCAGGTTTAATATCAACTACAAGTGATCCTCCAGGTGTAGTTACAATACTACCTATCTGTTTTACTAGCTCATAGTATTTTTTATCATCTGACACATCAGACCCTGTAATTAAGCTGATGTAATCTACCTTATCTTTAGTAGACATCTTTGATCCTACAATATTTATGAGGGATCGTACATCTGAAAGAGCTATTGTAGCTCCTGTTTCAGTTACATTCTTTTCTACAAGGTCTAAAACTTTTTGAGCAGCAAAAGGATCTTCGGCTATAGTGTTAAAAAAAGCTCTATCCTCTTCGTTTAAATCTGCATTATCTACCCTGTCTTGTAGCTTCATAGCTGCTTCAGCTGCAGTTAGGTATTTATCAGTACCTTTAGCAGTCTGCTGTGCATCTAGTTTTTTAAGGTAAATACCTAAGAGAGTGTCCTCTCTGTTACGTTCAAGTTCATCTTCTTTTGCCTTAGCTGCATCGGCTTTCTCTAGCCAGTTGACAACACCTACTGGATTAAACGCCATGATTATACCCTCGCCATTAGTCCAGTTTTAACTGGCTCTTCTTCTACCATCTCAGGTTCTTCTGGCTCCATCTCTGGTTCCATCTCAGGCTCTGGCATAGGTGCCATACCTTGTTCTTCTCTAAGCTTGTCTAGCATTTTCTTAGCACGAGCTACATCTCTACGATAGGAGATAGCTTCCTTACCTTCTTTGTCTTCAAACCCTTCGTTATATTCTAGGCCTGTAGCATCTGCAAAACCTTTAATATACTCATGAACTACTGGTGCAATGATAAGGCTTACATCAATAGAGTGTATACCTGATACTACAGCACTACGAAGAATACCTTGTACCATAGTCTTAAGATCTACTCCCATCTCTAGGAAGTAGAGTACATCTTCCATAGCACCATCTTCATTTAGTTTAGCTATGTGTGTATCAATAGCTTCGATAGGGTCTACAATTTCTGGAGGCCTTTCGTAAGGAGCATTCTTTGGAGTGTCAGTTAGAGACTGACCTGGAATCGGTGCGTCAAAAGTTCTCATGAATTATACCCCTGTGTAAATAGATCGGCCTCTGCTTGTCTGCGTTTTGTAAGTCCAGGTAAAACTTTACCACCAGCTTTGTTATACTCTAGAATCATTTCAGAGATTTCTTCATCCCCTCTAAGACCACCCTCATCACCTTTAAGAAGCCTATTGAAGTTTCCTTGACCTAAGTTAAATGTAAAGCTAGTTAAAGCATCAACTTGATTATCAGACCAATCGTATCCAAACTCCTTAGCTGCTTCTAGTACAACAGTCCTAGCTTTCATAACCTCTTTAGACAATTCTTTCATAGCATCTTCTCTAGTGATTGTTTGATCTGCACTTGTAGCAGGTGTACCAAAGCCGATAGTTAGTTGCCCGTAATCATCATAAGCGGTTTCTCTAAAACCTTCAAACCCTGCAATAAAGTCTATAATATCTCCAGAAGTATTAACATCTGGATCTTCTACTGGTGGTTCCAACTCTTCTGTAACAGGGTCTTGTTCTATACCAAGTTCTTTCATTCTCTCTTTAAGAGAGTCGTTATCCTTTTTTACCTTTTCAAACCTAGTAAGTATAGCTTGTTGTGGAGATTGAGGTGTATCAATTTTATCTCCCAATCTGTTTACTAAAGATGAAGTAGCAAGGCCTCTAGATCTTCTTGAATTGGACATTTCTGCAGCTGCAGCAACACCACCTTGCTGCAAAGCATCTATTAATGCTTTATAGTTTGGTCCATAATTAAAACTCATAATCTATTCCTCATTACTCTGGTTTATTAAACAAGCCACCAAAGATTCCATCTGGTTCTGAACCGAATAAGAACCTAAATGCTAGTTCTGTAGACGCAGCATCTTTTTGTCCACTTAATTGTGTTTCAATCTCAGCAATTTTCTTATCCCCAAGCAATAGTTGTAAAGATCTATCTAAGGCAGACTGCTGTGCAGTAAATGCATACGACATAATATCACGTTCACGTTGCCAGATGTTGTCTAGGTTAGTAGATGTGAGAGCATTGATAGTTTTGGCAAAGTCCATATTGCTTTCGTTTTGTGCAGCTTGATTTAGTGTGGCTATGTTCTGTCTCCACTGTGCGTTAGCCTGTGCAACTACAAGACCATTCTGTGCGTTGAACAAGTCACGTTGTTGTTGCAGATTACCATTATACTGACGCATAGCATTTGTGCTGTTTACATTAAACTGATCCATTGCATTCTGTTGTGCTGCATTAAACTGAGAAACTTGTGCAGATAGGTTAGCAAAGAACTGGTTAGTCTGGTTTTCACTTGTAGCATTGAACTGTGCAGCAGCATTCTCAGCAGCTTGATCAGTGAACAAAGCTTGTATGTTTTGCTGTGCCTTGAACATAGCAGTTTGTTGTTGGTTAGATAGATTAGCCATATCCATCTGCAAGAAGTTCTGAGCATTCTGTACAGCAGCTTGTTGACGGTTATTTAAGTTAGCCATATCAAGGTTGGCTAGTGCAGCAGCTTCAGCCATAACCATAGCTTGACGGTTAGTTAGGTTGGCCATATTCATACTGTTTGCTGCACGAGAGTTTTCTAATGCAATCTGCTGTTCAGCATTAAAGTTCATGTTTGCAATATCAGCAATACGTGCTGAGTTCTGTACACGAGCTTGAAATGCTTGGTCAAACTCTTGACCTAGGAACTGTGCTCTCTGTTGTGCAGCAAGTATAGCACGTTGTTGTCTGTTTGACAAGTTCTGTGACTCAAACTGTGCCTGTGTTTGTGCATCAATTTGTGCAATAGGTAGAGCTGCTTCCATTGCAGCTTGAATAACTGCTTGACCTGCCATTGATGAAGCACCTAAGCCACGAGCAGCCAGTGTTTGCATTGCTGTACGCATAGAGCCAGCAGCCCAAGGAGGTGTATTACCACCTTCAAACTGTTGCATAAGACCTTCTAGTTGTCCTGCGACAGTAGCTTGTTTAGTTGGGGTAGCCGTAGCAGCTTGTATTTGCTCATTAAAAGTAGCTGCTTTTTCTGCATCAGCTACACCAGAGATAATCTCACCATCTTGAATCTCTCTAGCTGCAGGAGCATTAACCATAGTGGCTGTGCCTTGAGCAGCTTCCATTCCAGATACAGATGTAGTAAGCTGTTGCTGTGCGTCTACTTGTGCTCCAGCAGAAAGTGTACCTGTCTGGGCAGCAAGCTCATCAGTCTGTGCTTGCACATCACCTGCCGTAGTAGATGCGGTATATGTAGATGCATCTGTCGTCATAGGCATCTGAGACTGAGTTACATTTTCAACAATACCGACTTGTTGTTGAGGTGCTACGTTTGTAGCTTGACCTGCTGTAGTCCCAATCATGTCTGCTTCTGCAGGAACAATCTTATCTATAGTAGATTGAGTAGGCTGCATGGTTTGTTCTAAAAGATTTCCTTGCATCTTTGTGAAATCTTCTAAAGATGTTCCAACAGTACCTGGTGCAGCACCAACTCTGTTGTTTGCCATTCCTGCCATAGCCTGTTGATACTTACCCATACGAGCAGCAGCTGCAGGGTTAGAAGCAAGGAAGTTTGTAAGCTGAGAAGCAGGGCCATCAAACCCTAAAAACTTTCTAGCAAGTTGTACATCAGGTCCACCATCTGGTACTGACCCACCTTCAGCCATTTTAAGTGTGTAATCTGGGGGAACGTATGTAATAGGTTTACCCATAGCATCTACTGTTACTAGTATCTCTTGTCCGTAAGGGCTTACATAAGTACGTTGACCACCAAAACCTTGTTGTGATTGTGATGTAAGATTTTGCATAGTTGTACCTGTATAGTTATCACGTACTTGAATTGTTTCAGGTACAGCACCTAGCCCTGCAGTTTGAAGTGGGGTGCTTGTAGTACCTGTAACATCAGCCATAGGATATATACCTGTACCTTGTATGCCAGTCTGTACAGTAGTATCTTCAGGAGTAAATGGTGTAAAAGGAGTTGTAGTCGTACCCGTGGTTGTACCTGTACCTGCAGTATCTACAGTTGTACCTGTATTACCAGTAGCTGTGGGTTGTTCTTGATAAGTAGGTTGCTCAACATCCTTATTCTTAGTCTCTAGTGGGTCTGCTTTAGGTGATTGAATAGTTTGTTCTACAATACCAAGATCATCAGGTTGATCTTTAATCTGCTGTGTCGGCTGTGAAACTACTTGAGGTGCAACTTGATCTACATACTTATCATTATAAATACTACTAAAGTCACTGTCACCAAAAGGTTTCCAAGAACTAATATACTCGGGTGTGTATGCTTTTTGCATTGATTGCAGCCCAAGCATATTTGTATACACAGCATCTATCTGATCTTGAATCTCTTGCTTTTTATCGGCAGGTGCAGCAGCAAGAGCTTGTTGTAACTCTGCTGTTTTGTTATTACCATAGATCATAGCTTTTTGTACTTCTTGACCTATGTTGCTGATATCTCTAATGCCATAGTACTTAGCATCATTCATAGCCTTGCCTTGGCTAGAATGTACACTAGTCAGTACAGTACCATTACCACCTACAAAAAAGAGCATACTCCCTTTTTGTTGTATAGAGATACCACCATACATCTGAGCTTTAGCTTCACTAGCAGCAGCAATAAGTCTGTTGTTGTCGAAATCTCCAGTTAATGGGTCTATAGCATTGTTTAGTATTTTATTCCAATTACGAGTATCTTTAGTTACACCAGAGTATAACATTTTACTCGTGCTGCTAGTGTAAATACTCCACTGAGTATGATGCATAGTTCCATAGAGTTGTTCTATCGGAACACCTGCTTGCATCTCTGTAAGCTCTCGGCTGTTTGGTCCACGAGGATTACCTCTCTTAGCTGAGACTACATAACTGTGAAGATAATCATCATCGACCCATTTAGGAATAGCAATACCATCGACAACACGCCCCTCTCGTTGACCAACGTACTGGGCATATTCGTCTTTTACTTGAAGTTTTTCTGGAGTATAGCTAGGATTATTTTGCAAACCTCTATAGTAGTTTTGAGAGATTTTGTCTGCAAAACCTTGTTTTGCAAAACCTTTAGCTTGTGCTCTTTCGGCAATCTTATCTGCATATTTATTTTCATGGTAAGTTTTTATAGCATCCGTAGTCATTTTGCTGGTAGCAACGGAAACCCCATAACGATCACCTAACATACCTCTCATATGGTCTTCTGTAGATGCAGTTGCCATAGACCCGTCGTTAAATTTGACGACATAATTATCATCTGCAGTTTTTATGATTGTTGCCTTGGGCTTTGCAGACGAAGAAGAGCTAGAACTAGAACGGTTAGCAGAAGAATTATAGTTCTTTACTTCATCCACAGATTTTACACCTGCTTTTGCATATGCAGCCCCAAGATTAGGGGAGTTTATCCTATTCTGAAGCTGAGATGCAGTAAGATTTTTACCTGAGATAGGATCATATATTAATGCCATAATGCTTTACCTTTATTTACCCATTGTCATCCATACCGCACCTGCAATAAATGTCAGGACTCCAACGGTAACTAATTTTACTAATGTAGACCAGATAGACTTACGAGTATCACGCCAAGCTTCCAACAAGCTACGCATCTCTGTAATATCTTTATGTGCATCATCGTCTAGTAAGCCAATAGAACGTAAGGCTTCTTTAGCCCCACGCCTAGCTGCACGATCTAGCATATCTTCTATTTCTTCTGGAGATAGTTTGATGTCACTCATAGTTTAACTCCTAAATGCTTAAATGTCAAGATTATAATAATGTTACTTTACCGATACCAAAATAACCATCTTGGGCAGAGGAGTTGTCAACTTTACCTTTAGAGTAATATCCATAAGGATTAAGATACCCAGTTGAACCTAAAAATCCACCACTAGCAAGATTGGTGTAAGACCCTGCGGTTCTTGTAACATTAGTAACACGGCTACTATTAAATCGACCACCACCACCTGCTCCTGCTTTAGCATCTGAGGTTCCACCCCCACCGCCATAGTAACCACCACCTCCGCCACCGCCATCATCTGTACCAGTAGCTATAAAACCTGTGCCGTTACCACCTCTGAAATTCCAACCACCGTTAATGCCATTAGAAGAGGTTGTACCTCCTGTCATTCCAGCAGTTGAGTTTTGTCCGTTTGCTCCACTACCTGCTCCTGCCATTGATTGGTAGCCTGTACTTCCCCCTCCACCACCAGCTAGTAGCAATACTTCGCCTTGTGTTAGTAGTGCAGGGAAAGGTTTTGTAGTTAGAGCAGAGAAACCTCCACCACCTGCTCCAGATGCGTCACCTCTAGTGCCGTGACCTCCACCAGGCCAACCTCCATAACCATATCCGCTATAGCCAGTAGTTCCAGTTCCACCTCTTCCTATGTAGATGTAAAAAGTTTCTCCTGGTTCTATAGTTACATCCCCTCTAATGTAGCCACCAGCACCTGAGTCTCCAGAACCTGTACTATAAGAGCCATTTCCACCTGCAGCACCGTAGAGTTCTACTCTAAGTGGCACACTACCATCTCTGCAAGTTAATACATAAGTGTGAGTACCAACACTTGACGGAAAGCAATAAAAAGAGCTTGAAGTAAAATCTACATTATTTCTTCTTAATACGCCTTGTGTAGACGCAGCAGTAGACGATATAAAAGGAGTATTAAGACCTCTTAAACCTTTACTTTCAGTGTTATAGCCACCTATAATACCTTTATTAAAACGCCAACGCATACATCACCTATTAAGCAGTTGTAGTAATATTGCCATTACTGCTGTCTTGATCTACATTAGTTGAAGGAAAAGCTCTACCTGGACCCCAGATTATGCGTACTGCACCTACGGCACCGTTGCCTCCGTTTCCCCAGAATATTGTCGAGGAGCCTCCACCACCACCGCCATAGCTTCCACCATTGACATAATCCACATCGTCCATTTGTCCGTAGGGATAAGGAGTTGTTCCGTGGCTACCGCCTGACCCACCATAACCATAACCATAGCTAGAGGAAGTACCAGTATTGGTTAAACCAAAAAGACCAACTCCACCTCCACCGCCTGATATATGATCTACACCTTCTGCAAAGGAAGCGGCAGCTCCTCCACCTCCTGCACCACCACTGTTGGTTGCAGCCCAATCACCTTGTGAAGCACCGTCATCTCTACCATTTCCACCGTTTCCTGCGTAGCCCCCTGCTCCACCTCCTCCAGCAGGTCCGTAACCTGCACCAGAAGTTCTCGTAGTTCCTCCACCATTACCACCACCTCTGGATGAACCATAACTAGAACTAACAGTGTATGTACCACCAGAAACATTTGTATTGTATCGACCAGGACCTCCACCTCCTGCTCTTATTATAGAAGAGGTCCAAAAATAAGATTGACCACCTGCTGTAGAACCTGAAGAGTAAGCCCCTCTACTGCCTCCAGCACCCACAACAACAGCATAGCTTAACCCTGGTGTAACTGCTATATCGTTCATCCAAGCCAATGCTCCGCCACCGCCACCACTCATTGCATAAGTGTATGTTTCATTAGAGCTATTGTAAAACATACCACCACCCCCGCCACCTACACAGACAACACAAACACTTTTTACTCCAGCAGGAGGTGTCCAATAATATGTACCTGCCTTGACATAAAGAGCTTCTCCAATAGGTGGTGCTGCAGCAACAATAGATTCTTGATGAAATATACCAGAGGCATTAGAAGAAAACTGATTAGCTTTCCCTATTAAGCCTCCATTGTTACGCCATCTAAACGTCATAGAATTACTCTATTATTTCATAGGATACAAGTATTTGTAGGTCCGAGGTTGCACCTGCAGAAGCATAAATAGAATCACCTTCTTCTAGATAAATACCCATATCTTTTGACAAAACAACAAGAGTACTGTCTGCAGGGACAGAAATAGTTTTTGCTAAGTAGTAGTGAGTAGAACTTCTAAATACAGAAACGTTTACATCTGCAGCATTTGTACCATCAATATTAGCTACAATAATAGAGTTAATCTTATATACTTGATTACTTGCAGAAGCATTATCTAGGTAGGAAGAAAGTGTAGTAGTCAAACTACCAACAGCAGTCTTACCTTTAATATCTGAAACGTTTACAATATTTGGCGCAGCCATTTTTATTAATCCTTATTATCCAAAAACTATAGACATTGCGATAGCTTTACCTGTTGATACTCCACCACCACCACTTGAAACAACAGTATTAATGTCTGATGAGGATACTGTAATCCCTAAGTCACTCAAAGAGGATGCAGTACCTTTAGCGTCTAACTGTGTTTGTATGTTAGCAGAAACACCATCTAGGTAACCTATCTCTGTCGTAGTAAGACCTGCAGGAACTCCATCTAAAAGGTTTAGCTCTGCAGCAGTAGCTGTAATACTAAGATCAGACAAAGTAGACACTGTACCTTTTAAGTCTAGTGCAGCTTGTACAGCAGCGTTAATACCTGTGACGTTGTTGATGTCGGATGTATGAACTGTAACACCATCAAGGATGTTTAACTCTGTACTGGTAGCAGTAACATCAGCTATATCTGAAGCAGTGATCTCACCATCATCTAAAGGGC